CGGGCAGCAGCCCAGAAAGCGACGGGGAGCCCGCTTAGATCTTCCCCATTTCTGAAGAATTTCTTCGCAAACTCAAGGGTTTTACCCTCTGAAATCAACGACTTGGCGATCCCGATCTCCACACCGAGATGTTTGCACACCTCTGTGTAGGATGAAGCGACACGGCAATCAGCAATGACTATGTCATCACCGAGAACCGCGTACCGATCAAACCAACCTCTTATCCCCACCTTATATGCTGCGTACTGAACCATCGCATGATGAGTTAAGGCCAGCATCGCCCACGACGAGTACGCGCCCATTGGCTGTCCCTGAGCGTAACGCAAAGGGACATGACCCGGTTTACCGGATGGGAGTATATCCCACACCCAGTAAGTTCGGTTCACCAACAGGCGTTTCCACGCCACGGAAAACTTTGGCCCGAAAACACCTGACAACAGAAGCATTTGGGCTTTGATACTCAACCGGTCAGTCGCCGCCGACAGGTCGTAAGAGTACACCACAGTATCATCCTTTATAAGACGGAGTAGCCTCTTAACCGGCTTTAGCTGGTCAAAGGTTCCATCCGTAGGGATCTCCCGTAGTATATCGAACAACCAATCGTGCAGCGGAAATAACGCGGCTTGAGTCCAGTAGTCGACTAATGCGACCACTCTAACCTTGCCAGCAGGCTCGGGTAGACACGCCAAACGGCCATTAAGGTCTGAACCTCTCGGAGAGAAGTCCCCGGGAGCGATCTTACGATCGACCCCTGACCATCTTGACCGCAAAGCGGAGGTCTCCTCCATCTGCGTCCACAGGGACTTCGTAGTCCCTACACCTCCCGTTAGGAACGAGAGATATACGAACAGGTCCCATCCCCATGAACCATCAACCCAACGGCTCGCTGAGTTGAAGCGGCTAGCGAAAGAGCTATCGTACTGAGTACGAATTAGTTCTCCATCTGGACCCCGTATTTCCAGCTTCGTAGAATCTGCTGACGCGCTGTGAATCGTGAGCGGTTCTGGTCTCTTGAGAGTTTCAGCAGGGCTGATACCTCGAAGAGGCGTTCCCGTAAAGGATTCAACCGCAGGCAGGAACCCAGTCTTAATATACGAAGACCATTCCTTTCTAAAGCTATCTGTCAGACAAGGTCCAACAGTAACAATAGTCTGAAACTTAGGTTTGCCAACGAATTGAAGAATACGGTATATACCAAAGAACGTCAGCCACAGCCGCAACGTCACCGTGTTCCCCCGTCTTATTTGATCCCTCGCAAAGCGAGGAATACAACGCGGAAGCCCATCGGCGGCGCGCGATACTGCTACCTTCCCGATTGCTCGGGTCTGGTATTTAAGCTTAGAACCCTTCAGGTTTTGCATTAGCACCACCTGAGCGGTTTTGAGGTATAGAACCAGGCCTTTGATCCCTTGCCCTTTGGCCAGTCGCACGCATAATTTGGCGAAGACAGACAATTGGATAACCCAACTTCTCGAGACACCTCCCGTAACCAGTCTCACCCAGCTGATGCCGGGTTTCAACCAGTTACGCCAGACTTTTAGATCTGGTGACCAACTAACGTTTGATACGCGTACCTTACGGTCTCTTAGTCGTATTAGATCAAATAGTAATTTGTTCATAATATTTCTAAGAGGGCCTCGGGCCGTGAGCACCTTGGTTAGCCTTCGGTTTCCTCTATCCACTCAGTGGAGCTCGAGGGCCGCAGGTCCTCCGAGCAGGAGACGATGATGAATCGTTGGTGGGATCCTTTGGCTATCAAGCCTCCTTATAATGCAACCCCGCCCGCGTGCTAAGCACACGAGCTTTCTGCACTTCAGCAAAGCTCAACCCCATTGGTACCACCAGGGTATACAACGAAAGTAGTATACGGTTTCTGATCCAGGGCTTCCCCTCGACAGAAGCAGTGCCGCCCAAACGTATCTGGGTAAGGTCACTACCTCTAATCAAGCTTCCACCCCTTCAGCATACTCCCTTGGAGTAAGTGTACAACGTACACGCACCCTTTTCTGGGGACATTACGTCTACGAAGGATTCGTAAACAACCAGCACAAGGATGGCCCACTTACTTTCAGACCATTGCGGTCTGTGGACCTAGCATTATTCCAGCTAGAATCTGGGTTCTCCAGATTGAGTCCAATCCTCAGGCTCCTTACCTACTTTGGCTACCCTGCTCAGTCCTTCGGCTGTGCATTGGCCAACTACGCTAACAAGAGGGACCGTGCGAACACGGCTGCCCTTGAGAGCGCGCGTCGAACTTACGACTGTGTCTTCTTGGAAGAACAATCTGTCGACTGACCACGTCAGTTGATGGGAACTTCCATCAAGACGGTGCGAGGTCTCCCTCGCA